TAGGGTTTCTTACCTGGAGTTGGTTTGTATCCATCCCAACATCGCTCGTCAATTTCTGTCTCTTCTTTTAAACGATTTTTTGCAAGTTTTGACACAAACTTAATGTCAGCATCAACAAGACTTTTTAGATGAGACTGCGGTAAATTGTTTAACAAAGCAATCAATTTTTTATACGAATTGGATGTAACATCCATTTTTTGTAGTGTTCCGTATTCTTTCTTTAGAACCGCAAGTTGATCTTTTGAAAATGCTTCGTTTATTTCTTCTTTCACTACGTTGCTTCTATGAGCTACATACTGTTTAGGTTTTCCCTTTGCACCAGACCACACAGTGTCGTATTTTGCGGTTGCATGATCAAAATAAATCTTATCACCTTCAATTTTAGTAATAATACCAGGAGTTTGACCACCCAGTTTTGTTCGTATTTTATCACCAATTTTAAGAGTATCTTTTGACTCAACAAGATTATCAGATTTTAGCATTTCTCCAGCTTGCTGAGGCTTTTTCATCTTAACAATCTTGAGTGTGCTTTTATCTTTAACTCTGAGTGGAGGAAGATGTGCTGATGATATGCTGCGTTTAACTCCAGCCTCATCAGAAGCGGTGGCAATAATTTTATTATTTGCAGACGTGTCAACAAGAGCCCAAGGCTGTTTTTGTGTGTATTTACCTTCTGCCAAAATTTGTTTTAATCGTTTCATAACTATCTTTTTCCTCCAAAGTATTCTATAGCATGACCTTCTGAAATCAATGTTTCATTTATATTGTTATTATTTAAGAATATAATTCCTAAGTATCTTCCAAACTTTTCTGTGTCGTCTTTCTGTGTTTTGATAGTTACTATCTTACCTTCTATCAGCTCTTTTAGACGCTCTTTTGCTTTTAGTCCTTTTTGCTTTTCTTCTTTATTTTTTGTGCGAGTTTCTGGTGTATTAATACCATAAAGTCTAACTCGTATTGTATGTAGCACATTAAATCCTAAATCTATTGAAACGTCAATAGTATCACCATCAATAACTTCTAAAACTTTTGCCGAATATTCAAACATATCTTACCAATTCTTTGTTTGTGTAAAGTTAGCTCTACTAAACTCCAATCTATCAACTAGCTTCACCGCAGAACCCATCTGATCTACAGCCACAAACCCTTCAGGTGATGTTACTTTAAATCCTTCTGGAGTTTCTAGAAATGTTCCAACTGAATTGACTTTTCTTAATTTCTTCAAAAACACACCTTTAACATCGGCCATCAAAGCAGCAATCATAAACATGATAATAAACTGATCTTGATGTGTGTTTATAAAAGACACTATTTCTTTTAACTTTAATTTTCGTCCTTCTTTTCCTCTGTCAGTTTTTAGTTTGTCTATTTCTTTTTGATATCGCTCTTTAATGAACGTGATAAGACCCTTGGCATATTTTTTGGTACCAGTTATGTTTTCTCCAACTCTAACTTTGGTGTTAATATAGGTCTTTACCATTAAAATTAACTCAGCATCAGAAACTATCTTATTAATGCTTGTAGAATCCATTTGATTGAACAATCTACCTATTTCACTCAAGCGAACAGAAACGTAGTCCGTCTCATCTTTGGTGAGTGTTGCAGAACCACTTTCATCTCTAAATGTTGCATCAGTTATCCACGCAGAAGGGGTTTTTTTAAGCCCAGAGATGTTTGCATTAAATGTTGCTTTTAAATTGGCTATTTTACTACCAGAATATGAAGTATGAAACACAACACCTATGTTAGCCATGCTCATCTCATGCGCTAGTTGAGAATCTGCCGGTACTGCATATGTGATAGTGTTAGGAGTAAATGTTAAAAATTGCTCACCATTAATTTCTTTTCTTTGCAAGCTAGTTCTGGTGAACAGAATATCGCCTTGTATGATACCCTTTATTCCTGCGGTAGATAGCGAATCAAGAGCAAGTTTTAGCTTATCGATTAGGGTACCAGCACCTGCATGATTCTTGTCTATATCAGCATGAGTATAATTTAATTTTGGATCTTTATTGAACGCAGCTTTGGTGGCTACAAAAAACTTTTTGTTTTCTGGGTTTATTCCACAAATTATGGATGGTGCTCCATCCCATTTTACTGTAACATTTACGGAAGATTTTGAAGAGCCTTTGAGCATGTCTCTCAGACCTCGCAAAAAGTCCAGAGCTTTTCTGGTGCCATTAATTCCACCATTAAATATCTCATCTTCCAAATGTTCAAGATGAGTATTTTTACTGGCAGATTCAATTATAAACTGTTTAAATGTTCTCATTGGCTGTCACACTTTCACACAACCAAGTATTTATGCCACACTATCTATGAGTAATATTACTAAGAATTATGGATATTATTAATGCTAGTATAGCTAAAACTACTCTTTCTGTTTTGGACACCATATATTTCACCACTTGAAATCATCCACGTCTTTTCGTTCAGCTAACATAGCAGATCCAAATTTAGACTTGTCAAATGCGGATGTGTCCTTTTTATCTTTCATATCCGTATCTACTAGCTCTTTTTGAGCAGAATCATCTAAGTCAAACAATCGCATTTTTGATCTATCAATTCCAACAACAAATCGTCGTAGTGTAGAGATGTCATTGTAACGATTCTTTAGTTGCTTCACCAGAATCTGTCCCATCTTTTCAAGCTCTTCTGTTGTAGAAAGCGCAATCATAAAATCGGCGGTTGCTGGAAGTCCAAATGACTCAGATGTATTCTCAAGACCTATATCACTTGAAACAAATCCCTGTCTATTTGTTTGTGTTGCAGTCCACAAAGGAACATTAAACTCGACAGCCAATCCTCTAAACTCTTCCGCAATACTTTTTACATAAGTGTAACTGTTTACATGATTAGAGTTATTAATTCTGGCTGAGGCTGCTATGTTCAAGTAATCTACAAAAATTATATCAGGAACAAAATTCTTTTTTAAATATAGCTCATTCAATAGTGAACGAAAGTGTGTTACGTTAGCCGTTGCCGTAGGATACTCTTTGATGATCATTCGACCTACAGTTTTACTTTTGATTGCTTCAATTTTTCTATCGTACATATCCTTAGAAATGGATTGCAAATCTTGTAAAGATATATTCAATAGATTGGCGTCTATACGTTCCGCTATTCTAGCTTCAGCCATTTCCAGAGTAATGTATAACACATTTTTACCGGACATAAAATAGCTGGCGGCCATGTGACAAAGAGCCAGAGATTTTCCTACTGCTGTACCAGCCAAGATAACATTCAACGTCTTTCTAGGAACACCATTCTTAGTGATCTTGTTCATACAATCAAGATCGAACGTAAACTTTTCTTCTACTTTGTGATAAAACTCGTATCTGGAATCTGTGTCGTCCAAATAACTATGTCCAACATTAGGATCAAAAGAAACACTTAATGCATCTGTTAATAACTTAGGAATTATACCTCTGCTTAATTTTCCCTTTTTATCATCTGCAATCTTAATACTATGCATAAGAGCCAAATACATGGCTCGATCTTTACACCAAGTTTCAGTCTCGTCTAACATCCATCGAGAATCTATCTTATGATGCTCTAAAGAAGTTATTATGTCTTTACAAGTCTTTTCTACAGAATCTACTAATTGATTATCATTTACTACAGATATTATTAGAGCTTCTTTTGAAGGAAGAGAATCATACTTAATTACAAAATTAGATATCTTCTCATAAACTTGCTTTTCTGCTTCATCAGCAAAGTATTCGGATTTTATGAAAGGCAAAACTCTTCGTGTGTAGCTTTCATCAAAGAGTAAATTGCTTAGTATTAGAGTTTCAATTCTATCATCAGTCATTTTTAATCAACTCAAGATATAACTTACCATCTTCTGCTCTAGCTCTATGAGCATTTGATTCTATAATATCAAGCAGTATTTGTGCAAGTAAAGTTTGCATTTTATCCTCTTCCTCATCAGGAAAAGTTACATCTTTGAGTCTTTCTGGTACATAGATGATTTCGGTTTGAAATGAAAATTTGGGATTAGACTCATTTTCTCCGTCCTTTTTAATACTAAATTCACCAAAAGACACTATAACTCCATGGAAAGGATCACATGGAGCTAAAAGCTCAACACACCACTTTTTAGCATCTTGTGGATCAAAAACGATTCGATACTTTTCTTTAATACCATCAATGAGCGTCATTTAGTATTTCCTCTACTACATCTTCGGTATCAACACCGCCCGTACCGTAGCTAAACTCTTTTTGAGCTGCTGCATCTATTCTCTGAAGCACATCATCGGTAAAGAACTTTTCGGGGTTGTTGATAATTTGCTTTTCAAATACAGTCTTACCATCTGAGACTTCAATCTTAGTGGAAATTTTCTTAAAAATTCCATGTTCGATTGCAAGATCAATTAGACCATAGTATCTATCTAGTCCTCGATCATAAGAAAGCATGACACTGGTTTCGGTGTTTTCTTTTGTTAGTCGAGACTTTAGATTCTTACAGCGAATAAAAATTCCTGTTACCGTACCGTCAGCATCTTTGTTCTTGGACTTAGAAAGAGCAATAATGTTGTTTGCGGCGTACTTGAGTCCACCTCCTCCACCCATCTCTTTGGTAGGAAACATTCCCATAGTTTGATAAACGTGATTAGTAACAAGAAGAGGAATCTTTGCTTTGCTCAACTTCAGTGTAAGAACACGAAATGCTGCCTTAATTTCTGCGGTTCTGGTCATATCTTTTACTTCTTTACCAGTTCCAGAATCCGTCATTTCTTTGGTTGTAGATAACATACCCAAAGAATCCAAACACATCATAAGAGGTCTACGATCTTTCTCAGCTACACTAAGATGATTTTCCACAACTCGTAAGGCTTGTGTCTTAAACTGTTGAATTGTCTCTACAGGTACGATTAGAACACGCTTGGTGTCAACGCCACGAGACTCTAAGATTTCTTTCGTAACTGAGCCTTCGGACTCAAAAACAATGCTAAGAGCTTTATCGTTAGTATCCAAAAAATTCTTGATAATTCCAAGAGCAAAGAATGTCTTACCTGTGGCTTCTTCACCAGCAAGTGCGCTAATTTTATTAGCTGGCATTCCTTTAAAAATGCTACCTGAATAAAGTGCGTTCAATGCATACGAACCAGTATCAATAAAACCCACAACATCAGCAGAAGTGCCATCCTCGGCGACAGCCGCATATTCATTCTCCAATACCTTTAACACATCACTAAACGGATTATTTTTTGCCATAGTCTATCTCCTATAAATCATCAAAGCTCATGGTTTTCTTGGTTGACCAGTTGATTGCATCAAGAATAATCTTGAGAGGATCAACAAATGTCTTTTCAAACTGCAACTCATAGTCAACATACTTGTGTAGATTTAGCTCTTGCGGCAAACCTTCTTCACTCATTGTAATAACATTTTCTTGTACTGGATTAGGCTCTCTCAAGTATATAAATTTTATCTTATCACCTTCGTGGATGCAAGGATATTTTTTGTCCAATTTGTTGTCTTTTATGAGACGATTATAAACCAAGGCACCACGAACATGTATTGGTGTTCCTTTCTTGTAAATGGATTTAGAATCAGAATAAGTTCCAATACCATTACATCCTCGTGGAAAGGCCACAAACTCTGGTGATAACTGCTTGAATTGTTCTTTGAATGTGTTTATGTACTGATGCAAATCTGTTTGTGTTTTGGTAAGTATCAGCTTGATAGCGTCTTTAATCTTTTGACGACATACTTCAGGAGTGGATGATTTGACAGCTTCAATACCTTGAATCTTTAACTTTGGTGTTTCGTAGCGAACACCTTCAGAGTCATATACATTAAGAATGTATCGTTTCTTGGCTGTCCAAATTGCTTTGTCAGCAATAGACTCTCGCTTCATCTGCATCTTTTGGGAGCGAGCATTTAAATATTGTCTAAGCTCTTGACAGCTCTTATCGATTACCTTTTGTATCTTTTCTTCCGCAACCTTATCTAAGAAATCAACTATCTTGGACTTATCATCAGGCAACTTGTCTTTGTACACCATCTCCACAAGCTGTTTAAGATTTAGATATATGGAATCTGTGTCAATGGCAATCACATAATCGATATCTGAAGTTTTGAGCAACGTATTAAGATACTTGTTGATATCTTTGGCAAGCCACTGAATCACTAACTGACCCGAAAGTGTAACAGCTTCAGCCAAACGAATATCGTAAAAACGAAAGTATTGATTACCCATGGCACCATAGGCAGAGTTTAGCTGAATCTTTTTTGTAAGCTGAAAGTTATGATACTTTGAAATATCAAACGTAAGTTTTCTAGCGTAGGCTTTTAGTTCGATGTCAGAGAGTTTGGACAAATCTTGAGTCATAGATACAACAGTATATACCTATTTTTCTATGACATCAACATTTTTATGCTTTTGTTTTTCTTCTACCCAAGCAGGCATTAGATTTTGCTCTATGTGCGTATGCACTTGCTCGATTGAAAGCGGTGTATAATTCCAGCAATCGACACCAACATCAAAAGAAAGACCAAATGGACCCATATTTCCATGAACATGACCAAAAAGATGATACGCATCTCTAGGCTTATGTATCCAACTTCTGTGAGGATAATGTGACATAAAGATTTTTAGCTTTTTATCCATTAGTTTTGTTTCTAGAAGATGAACATCTTTTACAAGACCAAATCTTGATTGAATTTGACTTATATTCTTGTCGTGATTGCCTCGTATTAGATTTATTTGTCCTCTAAGACGATCACAGATACTTTTTAGATATTGTGATGAGCCAAATCCGAAATCTCCTAGATGATATACAATATCTCCAGGTTTTACTACAGAGTTCCATCTTTCTATTAGAGCAGCATCATGTTCTTCTTTAGATGTGAAAGGACGATCACAATAATTTATTATGTTACTGTGACCAAAATGTGTATCTGCTGTAAAAAATATCACGACGATTTCTTTTTATGAATTATTTTAGAATTTTGGTGTTGATATTTAAATTTCTCGAATAAACCTAATTTTATTAATCTTTTTCTAACAGCCACGTCTGATACTCCTAAAAGATCTCCAATAGCTATATTGGTCATTCCTTGCTGTTTTAATTTTTTTAAATCTACAGAATCCCAATCAACTCTAAAACGATATTGACTCGCACATGATAAAGAACAGGTTTTTCTATATTTTAATTTTTTACCATTACAAACAGGACAATCATCAAGCTCATCTTGTTTTAAGGTAGCTCTATAATCAAAATATTTTTCGTTAAATTTAGGAGTTTTTTTAGGTATTTTTAATATATTAGCATGAACTTCTCTGTGGCAATTTGCACATAACATTACACACTTTCTTAATTCTATACATATTTTCTCCCAAGACTTTGAGCTGGCTCTGCCTGCGCCGGGCGAAAAATCTTTTTTAGAAGGATCTAAGTGGTGAAATTCTAGTGCTTTGATACATTTTGAGTATCCACAAATACCACATTTTGAACCAAATGCCTCAACCATTCTTAATTTGGTTCTATATCTCCAAAGTTTTATTGCACTTGTTCTTTTCATAATTATATTATATTAAATGGCTGGCGAGGTAGGGATCGAACCTACGACGATCTGCTTAACAGGCAGACATTCTTCCACTGAATTACTCGCCAATATATTTTTACTGTATCACTAATTTTTAGTGAATTCAATTTTTATTGATATTTTATTTTCCGAATATTGTTCGCACTCGATGCCGGCAACCAGAAAAATTTTTTTGGCTCCTTCCATGCTTGTTCGATATCTGTCTGTTGTGTACTCATCCAAATATACTAGCTTTTTGATACCAGATTGTGCTATGGATTTGGCACAATCACTACAAGGAAACCAAGTCAAATACATCGTACAACCTTTAACGCTCTCAGAAGCATGAAATATAGCATTAGTCTCCGCATGAACAACGTACATATATTTGTTTTCGAGAGGGTCTTGCGACTCTTTGCCCCAAGGAAGAGACCAATCATTATCCCATCCCGACTTAGCTTTAGGCATTCCGTTCCAACCTACACCAATTATTCTATTGTCCGGAGTAACAACTACTGCGCCGACTTGTGTGCTGGGATCTTTGCTTCTTTTCGATGCGAGCAGAGCGACACCCATAAAATATTGACCCCAATTAATGTGTGAGGAATTCATGATACACTAATCTAAAGAAAAAATACTTTTATAGGAAAAAACATCTATAATCTGTTTCCATCCGTGATTATATAATGAGGTGATTTCTATAAAAGGTTTTAATACTTCTGTTTTACCACCCCAAGTAAAATCTACAACGTTCGGTTGTTGCATATTATATCGACACATGATTGAGTCTATTTTCTTTTCCAAAGAAAGTATTTCTGAAAGAGGACCTTTTCTCTCATATATTACCTCCTCAAATTTCCATGTGGCAGAAGCATGATGAAAACGCTCTGTATAATTTACAAATGTTGTATTGCCAAATTTTGGATGAATCTTTTTAGTTTGTAAATTTTTAAACAGAGCCAGATATAGTGTTGCAGGTTGCATGGCGTTGTTTGGACTTTTTATACCTCTATACTTTAAATGTCTCCACTGAATAGTTCTTACATTATTACCAATCTTAGATTTTAATGTAACATATGTTTTATTGGTTATTTTGTCTAAATGTAGCAAGTTTTCTATTACTAGGTGATGATCAGGATTATGAATCTGCACAAAAGTTGATATGAACTTGATTTGGTCTAATAAAGACATATGCTCAAATTTTTTCATATTATAATCCTCGGCGATGTAATTCTTCTTTCACTCTCTCAAGCTCTTTCTGACATTCAATCATCTTCTTCTTATACGTCTTTCGATCTTCGTACATACGCATAAGAATATCTGGCAAAAAGCCAATCTTATCGTTGCTGAAGCAGTGTCCATTGGCAGCCAAACTAATATTATCCGAAGTCAAATCCTTGGTATCCATGGACTTGTCCAATAGTGATTGAACAGTAACATTTCTATACTTGTCGGTGATAAGACACTCAGGAGAAATATTAAACTGTGCAATCAAATTAGGATAAAGAGAGTTCAAATCGAATGATACAACCCACTCATACATACCAGGCACAACTTCTTTAACATATGCGCCAGCATAGTCAGCGTTCTTTTCATTATCAACTAAACGAGGCATTACTATGTTTTGCTTCTTGAGATGATTAAATATGATGGTATCCCACATTCTAACTTGAGCAAACACATCTGTTAAATTAACTTTAGCGTCATAAGCCAAAGCTGCACACATTTCTATCAGCTTTAGCTTTTCTTCTAGCTTTTTAACCAGCTCTACGTCTTTTATGTTATACTCGATAAACTTTTGATAGTTCTGTTTGTATAGTGTATGAAGATCCCCATACTCTTCGTAGGAAATCTTCTTTTCTCCTAGCTCAACGTGAGCGATGTAGTTTAGTTTTTGACTTTCTTGCTTGGGCTGAAACTTGCCATAAAGCTCTAAGTAATCTAGTGTTGATATGCCTACAAGCTCTACTACTTGCTGTTGGCGTCCCTTGTAATATGCAGATCTGGTAGAAAGATACTTCCATGGTGACAATCGCTTGGCTTCTTTGTCGCTGAACAATCTAGAAATGCGATTTACAAGGTAAGGAATATCATAAAACTGTACGTTCCATCCAGTCACCACATCAGGAGCAATATGCTCCCAATGAGTCATGAATCGCTTCAGCAAATCCATCTCATCATCGCACTTGATGTATTTTACTTGCGGATTTTCAGTAGTAAAATCTCCACAACCAAACACAACATAAGTACCACGACACTCAACTGTGATAGCAATTACTTGCTCAAATGGGTTTTCTACGGGTGCAAAGCCGGCTTCAGATGCAACCTCGATATCGATGTTAGCAATAACAATCTGAGAAAAATCATAATCGATCATCTCAGGAAAAGAATCTGCTATATGAACATACTGATACTTGGTGTTTCCATAATAAGTAAAATTATCGATATGCTCATACTTTCTAACGAAGTCTTTGGCATCATTAATATCGTCAAACTGTATCTTATCAACGCATTTACCATCTAGTGTTTTCCATTTTGTTTGTTTATCTGTGGGTATGAAAAGACTAGGACGAAAAGTAAACTTCTTACTAATTCGCTTATCATTTTCAACACCTCTATAAAGAATGTTGTTGCCAACGCAAGTGCAATTTGTGTAAAATCGTTCAGACATTTAACTATAGTACAAAATCTGTACTAAAAAATCAAGAATATAATTTAATCTAGTGTAGCTAGACCAGCATTTTTAGGGAGAATAATTCCACTACCGAACATAGTGTTATACTTGTTCTTGATTTCAATCACAGGTTCGTACTGACAAAGTATGTTTCTAACTTGAATGGTAATACTCTTGTCTGCGGCAAGAGGAGCAAAAGGGCCCATATGAATATCAACCTTGCTAGAATTAGGATTCTGCATCGCTGCTATTTGAGTAGGATTGCTGATAGTGCAAGTGTCGGTATTAGAAGCAGTAACTTCACCCAAAATTTCTTCGCCTGTAATTAGTCTAGTTATCATTATATTCATATTAGTCCATTAAAAATAATTTCTTCTCTGCTTCACGTCTGCGAGTAAGACCTGCAAGTTTCTTACCACCGGCTTTATTCCATTTTAAAAACTCTTCACTAGCTTCAATCAACTTATTGGCATTTATCTTTTTTAGCAAAGTGGATTTTTTAAAATTAGCTGCTCCTACATTATACACAAAAGACACCAAGGCGTCAAACTGATTTTGTGTTAATTCTACGCTTACATTTTGGTTTACGGCGTTTTCAAAACTCTTTAAATCTTCTTCCAAAAATACTTCGGCTTCTTCTGTAGTTATTTTCATACCCAATTTTACTGCTTTTCCACGAATTCTAGTTGTACCATATCCAATAGTAACAACATCCGCTGGACACAAATAAGCCACGGCTCTGAATCCTTCAAACTCTTTTATTAAAGATTTTCCTGCTTCGCCGGTTTTCTTAGTCATTTTTAATTCCTAAATCTATTTCAGAACATGTAATAAAGTGATGAGTACCTAAATTAATTAAATGTACAAAATGAGCCATATTACTAGGCTCATACTGCTCATCACAAATAGATGCATTACAAAAATTAACATTTGGTGCAGCTTCACTGGTGTAATGACCATTACCACTATGTATGTGTCCGAAAACGTGCAAAAATAAATGATCTAATCTTCTCACTCGCTCAAAAAGATCTGCACAACCTACATGAACATTACTAACCAAATCACCAATACCATGAGGTGGACCATGAGTTATCAATACATCAACATCGTTAGGAATATTATCCCAAATGCTCTTTAATTTTTCACCTCTAGGCACATTAAATGCCCAACGATTAAATTCTGGTTGCCAAGGACTACCATAAAATTTTAGCCCTTCAAATACAGACTCAGAATCTTCCAAATACTCTACTTTATCACCAAAATTCTCTTTTAAAACATCTAGCGCAAGAGTTTTGGTTTTCATAAAACACCAGTCATGATTACCGGCGATTATATAAGCCTTTCTAAACTTTTCAGATTCACGTTTTAACCACTTAATAAAATTCTCAAACTGCCAAATTTCGCCCGAAGAACACACATCTCCTGCTATTAACAGAACATCACACTCAACTAAATTCAATCTATTCTGTCTTTGATGAGTATCTGAAATGCACAATATTCGCATCACTAAACTCCAGTTGACCCAAAACCACCGCTTCTATCGGTCTTCTTTTGTGGTTCTTGTAAAATTTCTTTGACTGGTTCTCTACTATCTCTAACTAGCTCTGCTTGACACACTCTATCACCATGCTTGATAGTAGCACTAACATTTGAAATGTTATGTAATATAATAAACACCTGATCAACGTAATCTTCGTCTATTACTCCTTCACAATTTGCTAGTATTAGTCCATTTTTGAATGATAGTCCTGATCTAGGATGCAAACGAATAGAACAGTGAAGAGGAATATTAAATTTAAGACCAGTAGGAATTAAAACTCTAGCTCTTGGAGGAATAATTAAACATCCATTTTCATCTGAAACTAGAGTGCAAGTATCTTCTGTGCTACTACCTCTATAAGTAACTTCTGTAGGAATTATTGCTTTAACTACTGTACCCGCAGGAATACAGGAGTGCAAATCAAAACAAGCAGAAAATTTTGTAGCGTATGAAGGAACTATAGCTTCAGGAACACACTTAAAAACACCCAACATAATATAGATACTTTATTTTGGAGATTTATTCTCCTTTTTCTTAGAGTTACCTATATTATACTTTGCTTCTAACTTCCATTCAATCTTTTCTTTGTGAGGTACTATCTTAATAGTTGAGATTGGAGCTATAGGACTCTCGCTTTTGGATTTATCAACCAAAGTAACCAATTTCCATTCAGCTAGAATATTGGCTATAGTATTTCTTCTGGCTAAATCATCTTGGGAAATTTCTGTGGGTTTTCCATCTAACTTAAACAACTCTTTGAAGTGTACAATA